TTTACATATTGCAGTTGTATATTCAATTTTTGAAATGATAATTTACGTAGACGGAAAAGCAGTAGCCTCAAAAAGTCTTACAGGATTTGCTTTTACAAATACATCATTATCTTTACAAATTGGCCCTACAGCACATGCTACAGATTCATTTATTGTAGATGATCCAGCGGTTTACAGATATGCTTTATCTGCTGCTCAAATTTTAAATCATTATAACGATAACGGATTCCTGCCACCAATACAAATAGCCTACCCAGATAACGGACAACTATTTGAGTTTTATGATAATAGCATTAGCTCTCAATACAGATATTCTTATCCAGCCGATAGATCATGGGAATATTTTTTAACCGATGATCTATATTATAATAGAGATGATAATGCTATTGAAATGGCATACTCTGAAACTGGAGTTTCAAAAACCGTATACCTAACAGACTTAGTTACTATACCGCTGGGAATTACTATGGACTCATCTAAAATTGAATGGTATGGGGACAATGGAATTATGGTGGAAACCAGTATAGATAATTCTACATGGGTTCAATGTATGAATGGGGAATCAATTCCTCAATATAAATTAAATGACTTCGATACCTCAGGCTTTGTTTATTTAAAGATAACCTTATCTACTACAGATAATAGTAAATATCTTCCTAAACTTTCTAATTTAACTTTATCTTTTTATAATGACCAAGTAATGTATGCCCAAAATGGTGGAAGCTATATGTCGACATTTGCTGATTTAGCTGGCATATCAGATCCAGCAATAAGCCTTGGACCTAATAAGTATCCCATCTTGTCTAGAGATTATAGAAATGGAATTAGGGTTCCAGTAGATTCTGGATTTTATATTAATGCTAATATACCTGTAAAAACTATAGAATTTTTTTATACCCCAGATGACCTTACAAATAGTGGTCTTATAACCTCTGTATCAAATAACGGATATGCAGCCTCAAACGTATCTTGGAATGGAGCGGGGGCTATGAGTAAAACCAACGTAAATTCATTATATGTAAATGGAGTAAATAAAACCTCAGTATCTAATGTATCAGATATATTTACAGCAGGAGATTTACATCATGTGGCAATAACATACTCTCAGTCAATTTCAGGACCAATTAAATTCAATTATTCGCTTGGCGGAAGCGTAGGATGCCTAATTCAGAATATTGGATTATATGAAAATCAATTTACAGGAACCCAAATATTAAATCATTATAACCTATATTTAGGAAAAGCCTCTGTAGTATGCCAAGATTCTACTATAAACTTGACAGAAAATTCAGCTCAGGCTTATAATAATGACTGGCTCGTGATACAAAACGTATAACTTTGTCAAACCTTTGGACAAAATCTGGACTTTAACCTAAAAGAATGGTAAAATTAATACCTAATGGATATTAAAAGAGTTAAACAATCTGTAGTAGAAGAAACTACCCTAGGAATTTATGTGTGGGAAATTGACGGCAAATGGGTTGGCGATGATGATGGAAATTATCTTTCTGTGACATCTAAAAAAGGAAACAGAGAAAAGATTGAAATGCTTAGAAAAGCTGTTGCCCACTATGGCGTAAATAGAGGAGAGCCAAAGTTTTTAGCAGGACGTAGAAAAATTGATGATGAAGAATTTGAGTATCAAAACCAAAGACTAAAATGGGGCTTAACTCCAGATCCGCTAGATATTGGTGAGTACAAGGATCAAGTTAGAGCAGCAAAGGGAGCTAGATAAATGGAATTTATAAACGATGAAGAAGAGTCATCAAATGAAATTTTAATATCTAACGATTCCGACTGGATTAAATTTAATAAAAAACCAGTTGTAGAAAATGATCCATTTAAAATTGAAGGCGCAGAATTAAAAAAAGTTAATGGACTAGGCTCATCATTTAAACGTAAAGTTTCAAGAGATTTACAAAAAAGATTTGTGGGTCAAGAAGGAACGGCAACACAACAAAACTTACTAGCACAAGCAATAACTGGCTATGCTATGTTCGATCTTATCGAGCCTCCTTATAATTTAGAATATCTTTCTAGGATTTATGAAATATCTCCGTACAACTATGCAGCAATTAATGCAAAGGTTGCAAACATTGTTGGATTAGGATTTTCATTTGTAGAAACTCGTAAGGCAAACGAAGCCCTTGACAGCATTTCAGATGAAAGACAATTAGAGCGGGCACGTCGTAAATTAAATAAACTTCGTCAAGATCTAGATTCTTGGCTAGAAGAAGTAAATGAAGAAGAAACATTTACAGAAACATTAATTAAGGCTTATGTAGATTTAGAAGCAACAGGGAATGGCTATATTGAAATAGGCAGAACAACTGCTGGCAACATTGGATACATTGGTCATATTCCTGCAAAGACAATGCGAGTACGCAGACTTCGTGATGGATTTATTCAATTGCTTTATGGCAAGGCAGTATACTTTAGAAACTTCGGAGATCAAGAAACTGAGAACCCAATTGCAGATGGATCAGATCGTCCAAATGAAATTATTCACCTAAAGAAATATACTCCAATGAATAACTACTATGGAATACCAGATATTATTGCAGCACAAAATGCTATGGCAGGGAATGAGTTTGCTGGAAAGTATAACTTGGACTACTTTGAAAACAAGGCGGTCCCAAGATATATCATTACAGTTAAAGGTGCTAAATTAGCTCCAGAGTCAGAGCGTAAATTATTAGAATTTTTCCAGGTAGGATTAAAGGGCAAAAATCATAGATCTTTATATGTCCCACTTCCAGCTGATAGCCCAGACTCAAAGGTTGAATTTAAAATGGAACCAATTGAGGCAAACTCTCAAGAGTCTTCATTTAACATTTACCGTAAATCAAATAGAGATGAAATCCTTTTGGCCCACAGAGTTCCAATTAGCAAGATTGGATTACCTGAAGGAGTAAATTTAGCTTCAGCTAGAGACTCAGATAAAATGTTTAAAGAGCAGGTATGCCGTCCAGCACAGGATATTTTAGAAAAGAAATTAAATAAAATAATTGAAGAAAAAACAGATGTCCTATTAATTAAATTTAATGAACTGACCTTGACCGACGAGGATACTCAATCTAAGATAGATGAGAGATATTTAAGGATGCAGGTAATTACCCCTAATGAAGTTCGAATTAGAAAAGGTATGGTTCCAATTGATGGGGGAGACTCAATTGTTCAATTAAAGCCACAACAGGTTGCTGAACAAACTGCACAGGCTATGAATTCTCGTCAAAGAACTCAGGAAAGGGATTCTAATTCTCCAGATATTTCTGGGGAGGCTAGAAATCCAAAAGGCGAGGGTAGAGTAACCGCTTAATTATTAGGCAACTAGTTATTTGCCTTTTGACGTATACAAGTATAAAATTGAGCATATGAATATTGAAAAATCTAATTGGTCTTCTAATGGCGATAATATTGCTTTATCTGTTCCATTCACAAAAGTTAATCGTGAAAAGAGAACAGTCTCTGGATTTGCCACACTAGATAATTTAGATCAAACAGGCGATGTAGTAACGGCAGATGCAAGCCTTAAAGCTTTTGAAAACTTTAGAGGAAATCTCCGTGAGATGCATCAACCAGTTGCAGTAGGTAAAGTAGTTTCTTTTAAACCAGAAACATTTTATGATCCAGCAACAAAAGAATTTTTTAACGGAGTATATGTAGATGCATATATTTCAAAGGGCGCCCAGGATACATGGGAAAAAGTTTTAGACGGAACACTTCAAGGCTTCTCAATCGGCGGAAAGATCATTGAGTCAGACAACGAAGTAAACAAGTCAACAGGTAAGACAGTCAGATTTATTAAAGACTATGATTTGATGGAGCTATCAATTGTAGATTCTCCAGCAAATGAGTTGTGCAGCATTGTTTCAATTCAAAAAGTTAATGGACAACTAGTATTTAAAGGAATGGCTGCAGAAGTTGTAACAGAAAATATTTTTTACTGTTCAGAAAGTGACTCTGTTTTTATCTCAACAGAGAAAACATATGAATCACCAGTAACTGGTAAACTAGCGGAACTAATTGGCTGGGTAGAAAGTTCAGATGTTAATAAAGGAAAAGAGATAGATAGAATTCTTGCTTCATTTAAGAAGTCAAGATTACCGTTGCCTGCAATACAAACAATTGCAAAACAGGCAAACGCAGAAGGAGGTAATGAAGTGTCAGAAAACACAGAAAACGTAGTTGTAGAAGATGCAGCAGCAGAAGTTGCAGCACCAGAAACAGCCGTAGAAACTCCAGCAGTTGCAGAAGATGCAGCAGTTGAAGCAGCACCTGTAGAAGATACAGTTGCAGACGCTTCTGCCGAAACTCTGGAAAAGGCAGCCGACGTATCAGAAGTTGAGGTTGATGAACCTGATTTTGCAAAGATGCTAGGTGACCTAAAAGGCTTTTTCGCAGAAACTTTAACAAAAGCTTCTGAAGCAAATGCTGTTCAGGTTTCAACAATCAAAGAGACTGTTGAGACATTTAGCAAGAGCGTTGAAGGCCGAATTTCAGAATTGGCAGAGAAACACACAGCATTAAGTAATGCTGTAACAGAAATACGCAACACCATTAACGGTGTAGAAAAGCGTGTCGATGCAGTAGAATCAGAGACTGCAATTAAGAAGTCCTCAGACCTTGGCGGGTCTCAGGAAGTAACAATTAAAAAATCTAAATGGAACGGTTCTTTCCTCGGTTCCGTACAGGAAATTTTCAATTAAAAAAAGGGTAGGTAAAACTATGA